TTCCGTTCCGGACGCCGCGGTGTTTACCTGAAACTGGTTCTCATAGCACGGATATACTCCACTTGCTGCCATAGTCTTTTACCTCTCTTTTCAAAGTTTGTAGATGATTGCCGCCTCAATGTCGTACTCGTAGATGCCGGCCTCGTCTGTATCGAGCGGCACCGGATCCGAGTAGAGCGGCAGGATGAACAATATAGTTTCGTCGCCGGCGGAGGCATTCCGCGCGGCTTCCAGAGCGTCCTGCAGGGCTCTGGCGGCTTTCTCGGATTCACGCTGGGATTCTGTCCAGTGCACCAGGAAGGACGCATAGTAGCGCCCGTAGGACGCGGTAGAAGGCTTTCCGAATGACCGACGGTAGGCTTCTGTGTGTTTGCTCGGGTAGCACCCGATGCTTTTCTCTGCCTTGTCGGCCATCATGCCGGAGTACACCTGATCGGCCAGACCAAGCGATACGATAAAAGCCCGGATGTCCGCGATGGTCATGGCGCCTCCTTCTGGTAGAACTTGATGAATTCCCGCCGCGCAAAGTCTTTCTGCGAGCCGCCCGGGAGCCAGCGCTTATACCACTGACCGCCTGCGGCCGCGTTTTCGGTTCGGCTGTAGTGATACTCCGGATGGAAGTACAGTCTCCTGGCGTAAGGCGTGTTGGACACGATCGCGACTTTCCCGGAAGCGCTGTCCGCCGTATCAAGGTAGGTGCTGTTCTGCAGAGCACCAGTCTGATAGGGGATAACCTGGGTCTTCACGACCTCATCGTGCAGGGACTTTGCAGTCTCCTCCAGGGCGCGTCCTGACGCATCCCGGATTCCCTGCAGGGTCCTGTTGTTCAGCTGCAGGCGGGAGCTTACTTTCAGAATGCTCATATCAGGATCACCTCCGTATAAAGCACGGAACCGTCCGAATACCGGACCTTCTGCCCGCTCTGGATGGTTCGTTTTACGCCGAAAATCGTGGCTTTCCCGCCTGAAATGACCGGGAGACCCGGAGCGACGTCCCCGGGGATGACGACGGTGCCGCTGATCTGCGTCAGCGCCTTCCTGTCGGTCAGATCGGTCCTTGCGCTGTCCTGATAGCGGCAGAACGTTTCAACCTTCAGCCGGGCAAGCGGCTCCCCGTACTCATCCACGCGTCCAGGCTGATCCAGCTCCAGTGTGACTGGGATGCTGCAGGCATCGATCCGTTCCACATGCACCCGTTTGTTCCACCGGAGCGGGACGTTTGCCTCCGTGTACTCCGTCGGAGTGCCGAAGGTCTGCCACTTCCTTCCGTGAAACTCCACCGTGGAGTTTTCCCACTGATGAGTGTCTCCCTTCGGCAGGGAGAGCGTGTAGACGGCTACGGAACCATAAAGCGACGCGCCGCCGATGCTGTCCGCGGGAGCCTCCGGTGCCACCAGTACATCCGAGACGTCTACCGGCGTTTCAGTGTAAGCCGGCACGCCGTACTCGTCGGTCCCGGTCTGCGTCTTCTCATACAGTCTGACGGTCTCTCCTGTGATCATAAAAGCTCCACATTCTTTACGAGCTGACCGGCCAGCCCGAGCATCTGCCACTCGGATTTGCGGAAAAAGATCCCTCCGCCCGGTATGAGCGGTGTGAAGGTCTGCGTATAGGGGCCGGCCGTCTCAGTGATCTGGGAAGCGGCCTCCATGGTGGTGGACGCGTTCAGAACGCGGAGCACCACGCGGACGGATACTTCCCTGGCGATGCTCTGCAGATCCTCATCGTCCTTGAGCATCTCGTCAAAATCCTTCCCATACTTTGCCGCCCGCTTCCGGATCACGGCCGCAGCCGATTCCAGGAGCGCGGAGGCTTTTCCCTCTTCTTCCGAGGTGAGCGTTCTCCCGAGCCGGATCACATCGTCAACGGTCGCATAGGTTGTCATTTTGTGCTCTTTCTGCCAGGCTTACGCTTTTCGGCCTCCTCGACGGCCTTCTCTGCCGGCTTCTGGTCCGCGACAGGCTCCCAGCTGCCCCCGATGATCTCAGAGGCAACTGTGATTTCCTGCCCGGTTACTTTGTTCCGATAGGTCAAGCCGACGCTCCGACAATACGGACAAAGGCCGCGGGATCGAGGATTCCCCAGCCGATATAGGTCTCAGCGCGGAGATAGACCTGGTTGTAGTTCTTCAGGTCCTTGCCGGTTCCGTCCGGATCGCCGTACTGGATCACCTCCACCGGGATCTGACGTGCATAGCCCCACTTAAATGCGGTCTGGAAGTCGCCCAGGATCACATAGTCCTTCGTGGTCCCGAGGGACACAGTGGAGTTTACGTCGCAGGGGACGCCGTTGAGCGCTGCCGGATTGCCGCCCAGATTGAACTCCGGGAACTGGCGGACACCGTTTTCCTTCACGCTTCCGAGGGCCGCGCCGAAGGTTTTGGAGATTGCGTATCCGGTATTGTCGTACTCGCCCAGCGCCGCAATCGCGGAGTTGAGGTTCGCCTCCTCGGATCCGGCCGTATAGGTGACCGTTGCGATTCCGGTGTTGGTATCGAAGCTGTTCGTACCGATCAGCGCCGACGCCTTGGAGTCCCGCGGGTTGAGGCCATGCATGCACATGATATCCAGGCCGCGGGCCACTTTTTTTGCATAGCCGTCCGCGAACTGGGAGAGGATATCAAGCTGTTCCTCCTCAGAAGCGTAGAGGAACTCATCGGTGATACGCGCACCGTACTCTACCTTCAACGGCTGAATCGTGACCGGTGCCACCGTCAGGCCGCCGGCCGGCTTCTGGCCGCTCTCAGCGACGATATTGACGTCCGAGTCCATGGAGAAGGTCATGATCTGCGATCCATTGAAGGGGATCGGGGTCTGTGCGCAGAGCTTCGCGATGGAGCTCTTGCCTTTTACCTTCGAGTACATTTCTGTTACAAGCGATGCCGGGAAAAGGGTCCCTTTTTCAAGCGTTGCTGCCATTATTCATTTCCTCCGTTCATCTTATGCAGCATCTCTTTGAGTGCTGCCTTTTTGCTATCTGCTCCAGATACATCCGGTTCCGGCGCGGCCATCGGCTGGTGGTTCTGCGTCTTCCAGATTCCCTTCAGGCTGTCTGCATCCTTCTGGATATCTTCTTCCGTCTCACCTCTCAGCCTTGATGCCATCTCAAAGGGGAGCCTTGAGCTAAGTGCTACTTTCGTTTTTACCGAGTCGATCTCGTAGGTGTGCACCTTCTTCTCCAGATCCGCAACCTTCTGGTCGTATCCCTTGTATTTCTCCGCGGCATCGGCACTTGCCTTCTGCGCCGCCGCCAGTCTCGTAGTGAGATCGGCGTTGGATGCCTTCAGGGTATCGTAGTCCGCGTATTTCTTTGAAGTGGCGTCCTTTTCCCGCTTCAGGCGGTCTCCGATGATCCGGTCAAGCTCTTCCTGCGTCGTAATCGGTGTAAAATCTGCCATAATTCCCTTTCGCCCTATTTACCGGTAGGTCCCCGTAAAAAAAGCACCCTTCGGGGTGCTTAGTAAACGATCATCTGTTTTGCCTTTTCTCTGGACTCCATTGCGGCCCAGTGCGCAAGCGCGACACTGTCCAGCAGCGCGATTTCCCGGCTGGCATTGATTGCCTTGTAGCCGAAGCCTCCGCTGGATCCGATCGCCCGATGCTCGCAGTTCGTTACAACCTCTGTCAGCGATGGCTGACCCTGATGGAGCAGCGTCTGGTCGAAGACGGCCTGCTCGAACTCCGCGAATGACTTTACGACATCCGGCACCTTCGGGAGGATCGGCTTTCTCATGTGGCTGTCCCGCATGAGATCGGTGAGGATCTTCTGGCCGTTCTGCCCGTCGATGACCACCCGCTCCCAGTCCGCTTTCCGCAGAAAGTCCATGATCCACCGGTTCGTGGCGCGGATCGGCCGGCAGTCGATCACCTCGACGAAGATCTTCCCCGTCGTGGTCTTGACCGCGATGCTCATGGCCACGTTCTGGTTGTTGGCGCCATACTTGATGCCGACAAACAGCTTCCCGCGGAGATTCGGCAGCTTGTCTACCTGACAGGCTTCCCACTCCGGACGGGAGATCGCGGAATTCTGGCTGTAGGAAAGCCAGAGTCCGAGACGCTGGACGTTAAAGTCCACGTCATCGCCGCCGATTTCGCTCTGTATGGTCCGCTCTCTCAGCCGAAGGCCTAAGGATGGATTTGTCTCATACCAGGCATCCTTGTCATGCGGATCCGTCTTCTCCGGGACGCTCCACTCGGACCACCCGGTGTCTTCCGCCTCTCCGGCCAGTGCACTGGCGCGGAGCTTCGGGAAAATCGTTCCAACACTGTTCACCGTCGGCGGCGTTCCGCAGAGGATGGTCT